GAGCTTTTTATAAGCATACATCCTGTTGGTGCATGAGTAGCTTCCACAATACCTTTGTCAGACTCTATATGATTATGATTTTCTAATTTAATCGGAAATGTATACCCAGGTCTTTTTAATTGATCTTTGTTTTTAGCTTTATCTTTTTCTTGAAATATCTTATCCCAATCTAAAGACTTCATAGGATAAGGACAGGCAATGACATCTTTATCAGCTTTTAACATTGTTTCAATAGTTGCAAAATTAAAATCAATATCTGAATCTATAAATAATAAATGTGTGTAGCCGTCTTCATGATTTAACATTTCAGCTACACACAGATTTCTACCTTGTGTAACTAAAGAGGATTTCATCAAAGTAAAACTGACTAATATTTTTCTTAATATACAATCTTGTTGAAATTTTAATACGGCCTGAGTGTAATGCATAGAAGTATCGCTATGGCATGGTGTGCAAACCATTATCTTCCAGGGTGATCTGGATTCTGGTTGGGGGTCAGATAAATCTATTGTTTCCACTGTATTTTGTTTTTCAAACCAAATAGGTTTATTGGGATTTTGCACTAATAACTCCTTTTAAGAATGTTGTCCACTGCATAGCTATTTTATTCCAATTATAATAAATATGTGCATATCTAGATTGCGAGTCTAAATGATCATGTATTTGTTTTTGATCTAATGTGTGTGATGCTTGCTCAATACCAAAACCAAACTTTTGTGCTAAAGCTCTATGATTAGAATCGTACGGTATATACATTGGAAACTCTGCACCTGTTTCGTATAAAGCACCAAAGTCGTCTACGATACAATATAAACCTGCAGCCATGCACTCTAATAAAGATATACAAAAAGTTTCTTCAAAAATACTAGGGTAAACATACATGTTATAATTTTTTAAATTATCTTTAATATAACTATTTGGTCTATAACCTATATAATTTACGTTAGGTAGTTTTTCTGCTTGTTCATAAAGTTCTTTATATTCATGATCGTTTTGATCATAAAATTGTTTACCATAAACTTCTGTTGAAGAGTAGACATCTAAAGTAACTAAAGGATTTTTTACTAATTGCATTGCACCTAGTAATACAGATAACCCACGCCAAGGTGTATTTTGATGTATTATTTTTATAGGTTGACCTTTTTGATATGGTTTAGCTTGTTCTATTTTATCAATGCCGTTTTTAATAACTACACATCTATTTGTAGGTATATTAAAATGATCTCTAAATTTTTCATAAGTCCAATGAGAATTAAAAACATACCAATCATATTTACTATGATTAGCAGGGTTGCTAAACCAAGGTGCTAAATTAGGTTGATCGTAAGAATTTTTTTGCCAAAGTATATTTGGTTTAGTTGGATGTAATGGTATTTTTTCTGGAACCGAAGTGCATATCTGTACTTGATCTAATAATTTTTTATCGACATACTTTTCTAAGTATTCGAATTGTAGTTCTGTTCCACCTTTAGGGTTTTGATTTTTGATTTTCATTTATTACTTTCTGAAACATCTCTAGACCTTTGTTAGTAACCTGCACTGTAACATCTTCAACAATATCAGGGCCCTCTTTCTTTTCTTTATATACTTCTCCAGTCTTTGTATTTCTATATGTTGTTATAGTTGTACATTCTATCTTTGGTAAATTATCCGTTTTCATTCTCTCTATTTATTAAAGCATAACTAACAACAACTGTTACTTTATTTGCTGTAGCTGCTTGAGCTTTTATAGCATCTCCTGCTTCTAAATTCAAGCCTTGAGGTGATGCATTTTCTTGTGATGATGCACCTATACTTTTTCTAAAAAACTCTATATCAGTCGATGCAGAACTGTCTCTTAATGAAGCATTACATATAATAGTTCCTGTACTTGAATTTGTAAAATACACACTTTTAACTATGGCTATTGCAGTGGTTGCTATTGTTAAAACAGTATTAAGATTAGTGTCAGCTAAAGCTTTTATTGCATTTTTATATTGTATACTCATGATAAAAAATAATTAAAGGTATCTTGTTCGTTTTTTAAATCCTGTTGAAAAGAAAAATTTAATTGATTCTGTAGTGTAGTCAAAGATTCTAATATCTGCCTTTGATTTTCGACATCGTATTCTGGTTTCGGTTCAGGTATATAGTTTGTTATTTTAGCCATTAGGATCCCGTTATTAGATCTAATAATTCTTGTTCTTCTTTTAGTCTTTCAGCTTCTTCTTTATTTTTATTTTCATCTTCATCTTTATCTTCATCGTCTTCTTCTAATACTACATTACCTGTTGCATCTACTATTAGATTGCCTTTTCTATTAAATTTATCTCTTATATCTAGATTTTCAAAAATAGCAGATCCACCTAAAGGTAAACCAGAAAGCCCTGACATATCATAAGTTGGTTGATTAAATCTTTTACCAAAACCAAGTCTTTGTCCCACACCTCTAATTAAATTTCCTAACAATCCACCACCTGTAATTAAATTCATAATACCACCTCTAGATTGAGTAAAAGCAGCCGGATTAAATTGTCTAGCTCTGCCTAATTCAAATGGTGATACTCTATTTCTACTATCAAAAAAACCAGGGTTAACTCTTTGTCCACCACCTGCTGCAATAAAAGCAGATCTTAAAGCTTGTGCTTTGTCTGAAGCTTTTGGTTGCACTCCTGGAGGTAAATTTCTTGATCCTTCAAATCCTCTAAAATCACCTCTCTCTGCAGAGCTTACATCCTCCCCTGCACGTCCTGTATCTCTACCACTAGAATCTATTGATCCAAACGAATCATAACTAGGTATACCTTTTGGTCCTTTGTGCGGTGTACCTGGTTTCTTTTTCTTTAACATTTTAGCTTCAGCATCTGTAATATATGCAAGCTTAACTTTAGGTGCATTTTTTCTAGCTTTAAATTCTTTGGGAACAGTTACAGATTCAGAGTTTTTTATAAAATTTAAAGAACCATCCTGTTCTACATAATCTATTTTTTTATCTACTGACATTATCTTCTACCATCCGGTTGTGCGTCTAATCTTAATGTACCGTATCTCCAAGTTTCACCAACGGATTCATTTTCTATTTTAATGGATACTAACCTACCTCTAGCTCTTGTGTCAACTTTATCAGTGGTTGTTGTAATTGTAAATGGCCCAAGAGGTGAGCTAACTGCTACATCATCAGGGAACGCACTTACAAATAAAGTTATTTTAGCTGATCCTTCTTGATATTTAAAATCAGGTATAAATCTTTTAACGGACATAAAAAATTCACCATCTCCTCTAAAATCGGCTAAACCTGTTTGTTGACCTAATGCACTTCTTCTCGAAGTAATATCATAATCACCTGATCTTATAAACGCTGGTATTGCGGTAGTTGCTGTGCTAGTTACTTGGTCTGTGCCTTTTTCATGTTCATAATATATACTAGCTCCAAATAAATTTGTAATTCCTAATATATCAGGGAAAACAGGGGTAGTTGTGCTTTCATAATCTGTTGCGTATGGGTGATCAAACACACTTTGATCTTGATAAGTTGTTCTATCTAAAGATGATGTAGTCCAACAATCCTCAGCATAATTATAAGTTACACACCTATCTATTTGTTCTGATCCTGCTTTTGGATAAAACCAATTTACTTCTGTGTACAAATTATTAGCACCTGCAAATACAACATCACTAGAATCAAAATTTAATCCAAGATTATCACCGTCTGTTGTAAATACAAAATCTTCCACTAAAGATGGTAATGATTTTACTGTTCCATCGTAGACAAAAAATCCACCTTGAGATCCCATCCAGAACACTGCTCCGTTTACGAAAGTGGCTGCGTGCTGACTCATACATCCACAATTGGTACCAACTTGTCTGACACTAAATGTAAATGGCGGTCCTACAAATTGAATTACATAAGCTGCTAAATCTGTTATTACAAAAACATAATCTTTACCTTGAAGAGCTGCTCTAATTTCATTACCTGTATCTAATCTAAACGTACCTGCTGTATTAGTGGCCGTCGGTGCGTATGTATTTAAATCTTCTTGATTAGAAAATCTTACAAACATCGGATCTTGTGTTGTCGGATCACCTATTGTTGTTTCGGTTCCAAAATGAAATAAATGTCTATCTCTATCAGATACTAATGTAAATCTACTCTTACCAGGATTGTTTGTAGTTTGAAAATTACTTGTAGTTTTAGAAGCTCTAATAGTTCTAGCATTTGATGCCCCTGCATTCCATGTAAAAGTTTCACCATTAAAAATAGTTGCAACTAATACTTGACCAAAATTATCTAAACTCCAATTTCCTGGATCTAGAATTACGTCACTGGTAGCTCTAGCTGTTCCCCATGTAGA